TTGCAATCTCATTGAGAACATCTTCCTCATTCAAGTGAGATAGATTCTCCACAATGGTATCATACACGAACTGGATCAAACATTTCGTGTCCATGTCGTCAACAATACGCTCGGCGTAGTTTTCAACGAGTTGGTCAAGTTGTTGGGAAGTGAGAGTCATGATTCAGTTACGGAGATAGAGTTCAATGCGGTACATCAGTCGTTCGTGGGGTGATTAACGATTTGGTCTTCTATTTGATTGGAGAGTTCGAGAATGTAATCTCTCTCGCACATAGTGTATTCTTTGTTATGAGAATTATCACGAAGAAAGTTCATGATAAACTCAATCTGCCCGTCGGTGAAATGATACTCTCTGAGCGGTTCGGTCATGAGAGAATGTGACGATAATCAATGGACTTGATGCACCAACCAGTGGCACAAGTAATTTCTTCAACTAAATCATCTTCATCATCTGCCTCCCAGATTTGACCGATTGTTTCATCTGTGAGTGCTTGTTGATAATCATCTGAAGGATACTCATCATCCTCCATCTCAAAATCAAACTCAATCTCAGTGACTTGAAACTTCATTTGCGGAGTGGAGAATTGAAGTAACGAGTGAAGCATAGCACCAGGATGATGCCAGTGGAGATGACGCCGACCAGTCCGAGAACTGTCACGCCATCACCAGTGAAAGAATAAGTATCAATCATTGTCATCAAAGAGTGCATGGATTTTGTTACGAATGGAGTAGACATCTTCTGGATCGAAATCATCATCATCCAGAGCATGACCTACCATAGCATAGATCAGATCCCACTGATCCTCACTGAACAGTGCGCGGTAGATGTTTCGGGAGAGGGTGTCAGGCATGAGGTGTGTTCCAGGAACAAAGGTAATGTAGAACGGATCAGGTGGGAAGTCTAGGGGTCTTGTGCCAGTGATCAGACTGTCACATTGCTATTGACAAACTCATTGAAGGATTGCTCAGGGTCGGCATCATCCCAGAGTTCGGGAATGTCGAAGATCTCACCTTCGCAATCTTGAATCTCAGACCAGAAATCAGTGTCGAAGTCCATGAGAGGTGTGGTTGGTTGACTCTTGAAGTATAGGGTGGCGGAGGCAGTGTCGCCACCCCTTGTGACACTTCTTAAACTGCCAGTGCCCCTGCAGGAATCTCTACAGGTTCGGGAGCGACCATCTGCTCAAACTGGTGCATGTCATAAGCATACCAGTTCCCATTGCGGAAGATGTAGGAATACTCTTCACCATCGGAGAAAAAGTCATCCATGTCCGCATCATGTCGTGGCGGAGTATCTTCACCCCGTTGGGAATAGTATTGAGGACCATAAGTTTCCTCAATACCATCATCCAACTGCTTGTCGATTGTAGTCCAGCGATCTTTTGTCCAACAGGATGACATGTCACCACCGTCAATCAGTTCGGCGGCAAGTTCTTTGCTGTTGTAGTGAGTTTGAAGAATACGACCCAACCACTCAGGATAACCATCCCAGTGGTGATAGGCAGACAAAATCGAACCATCAGCGAGTTCGAGTCCAATGCGAGCGCGGGTTGCCATGTCAGTGATGTGTGGTGAACGATTCAAGTATGGCAGGGATTTGGGCAGTGTGCCAGACCCTTATGCCACTTCGGAAACTGGCACAAGCAGATCCCGAATCCGCAGAAGTTGTGCTTCATCCTCTGGCGTCTCACAGTTTGCCAAATCTACAGGAGCACACTCCTCCAAGTCAACCATTCCATAAACGTTGATCGGAGCATAAAACAATTCATGATCGTCCGCAAAATACAAACAACCGTGACCTTCTTCGATGTAAAACTTGGTAGGCATGAGTTTCTGTTGAGAACTTCACCACTATAAGACCACAAATGGCACATGGAGCAGTATCCTTGTGCCACTTATTCAACTGTCACATCACATAAAGGGATCTAGGTCTTTGATGTTATAATGTACTTCTTCCCCACCTTCCAATTGAAGTACTTCGCGCCAATTAATATCTTCCAGATCCAGATCATCATAACACTCGATGTCTAGAACAACTCTTACCTGTCGTTTTTGTGCGATCATGAGAACCAGATGCGATTGTACTGAATTATATCATGCATAGTGTCGATATGCAAGATCTTGATAATCTTGCCCATCTCGTGTATAATCCTCGTCGAGATCTGATGCCCTATACTCATTGTATGAGTCTTCGTCGAGATTGAAATCATTAGAAAATGAATAATCGAGATCGTAGTCGTCGTACATAACTCGTCGAGATCCTGTAAGTGACTTGTGTATTATAGCATAAGACTCGACGAGATGCAAATGTGAGGTCTCGTCGAGATTCATAAGAATATATATGATGCTTATATAAAAATGTTAAGATATTATCATATAACAGAACTATTATATCATGATCTTATACTCTGAGTTTTGTGCGGGTGGGGGGTTGACAAACTCCGCGTCTTATGCTACGCTCGCTTAACTCACAAGAACTGGAGGGGTTTATAAGATATTAATGAAGAGGTTTATAAGATCATATAACATTACTATTATACATTCAAACAAAATAGTAATATATGTTTTTTAATACATTTTTTTAATTAACAATAATTTAAGGAAAATGAAATATAATACAAAAAGACCACAAAACATGTGCTATAACTGTTGGTACACATGGTATCCAAGAGGTAAATCTATCTCTAGAGTATGTCCTAATTGTGGCAGTAGAAAAACTGGATTTGATATAAGTAATCTGATATTACTTGTGATACTATTGGTAATTGTGCTGATCTTAGTACCTATTCTTTAATTCATCATTCAACAGTCGAATATAAGCATCAACTTGAGGTGATGATGAATAAAACGTGGCATCTGCAAGTTCACAAAGTATATCCTCTGATGGAATATCTTTAAGTTCTTCCTCAGTCCAGAAGCAAAGTGGTAGTATCATTGATTATCATCCACAAGTTGACGCAATTCAAGAAGTACTTCAGGTGTACACTTCTCTGGAATCATCTCATCCTCATTATCAGGATAAAATAATTCATTACAATAATAATCAAACAACTCATCATTCAGATAGGAGAGATTGTCCAACTCCTGATAGATTTCAGAAGAAAGTTTTTCAAACGTATCCAGTACTCGATTAAGAGTGTACCTACTTGTAAGTTGTTGATTCATCATGGTTTTACAGTTTGAATGAGAATACGTTCTTTGGTAGTATCCCGTGCTTTGGCAAGTTGTTCAATTGCTTTTTGATTTCGTTTGGGCAACTGATCCCATTCTACTTGCTTTTCAACATAAGGTGATGGAAGAAATTTATCAATCTTATGGCATACTTTGTCCAGAGAGTTAGAAATAAACTCTGCCGTTGCTTGTGCAATCGCAAACGGACCAAGCACAATCAACCGAATTGCAACAAAATGTGGAATGTATTTGAGGTAGGGATAGGTTTTGGTTTCAGTCATCATAACGCTTCACAAATAGAGATTCATTTGTTTTGTTGAATGTCAAGGTAAGGTTTGTTGTGAATCATATGATCCAGAACTTCACCAATCATAGCACGATAGGTTTCATCATAGTTTTTGCTACACTCTTCATACGCATCGTAGAGTTTAGTATAAAGTGTGTCCCAGTGCTCTTGAGTGATCATTGCTCAGTCTTCAGGGTAAAGTTTCCAGGAGTCAGGGCGAATACCTAACTCTTCACATCGTACTTCATATGCGATACGTTGAAGCAGACGCAGATCCATTTGCTCTACACTCTTTTGAATCGAGCGACGAATCTGTTGATCTTGAGTGGTGTCAGTGACCATGCGAGTGGTGTGTTGATTACCTTCTTATTATAAGGGTGATTGAGTCTGAATGGGAGTATGAGTGTGACAGTTCTTCAAGTGTCTCAATACCATACTGTTGACCTTAAAATTAGTTATCCAACCATCCTGCTTCTTTTTTAAATTGTTGTGGATCCAGAGGTTTTAATCTTGTTTTTTTCTTTTTGGTTGTGTTTGAGTTCTTGGTTTAAATCTACTATTTGGATTATCCTTAAAATATTTTTTTCTATATCTAACTGGAATCTTTGGAGAATGTATTACTCCTGTGTCTTTTGAAATATGTTTTTTCGCATATTCTGGATTCATGGTAGTAGAATAATGTTCCCTTCCCCATTTATCAATTCCTCTTTGACCATCAGTTTTTATTAACTTACCTGGAACATCAATATCCTTTTTTGGAACTCTAAATGAAATGACTGATGTTCCCTCTCCTTTTCTACTACCAAAAGATCGGGCAATTTCTCTATCAGTTGAGGCATAAACATCAGATGTGTTAAATCCAGACTTTTTAATTTTATCAACAGATGAAGGAGAAGTTCCATGATACATTCTTACAAGTCTTATTCTTCTTGCTTCAGTAATAAATTCTTGAAAAGTCTTCATGATTCTCCCTTAAGATCTTGAATTCTTTTTTGTATCTTTGCAGAACGACTGGTAGATGCATCAATCAGTGCATCAGAAGCACTTCTGACTTGTTTTGCTTTCTTTCTTGCTGACTTGACAATTGCTTCTTTTTCTTGTTTTACTTTAGGTCTAAATCTACCAAATGGTTTCTTTTTTAACTCCTTCATTCTTGCACCAGAAACTTGAATATCTCTTGTAAGTTCACCAACTCTTTTTTTAACTCTTTCTTCTTTTTCTGGTGTTAAGGGTACAAAATCTTCTCTGACTTCAAAATCTAATTTTCTTGGTTTTCTTTTTGATGAAGTTGATTCTTCTTCTCTTCGACTTGCAGATTTAGTCTTCGATTTTTTTGGATTTGTAAAAGGTCGATCACCATGCTGTTGAACAAGGCGTTTCCAAGTTCTTGAATTTTCTGGAGTCATTCCAGTAGATTCATAAACTGACCACATGAATTGTTCAAATGTTTTTTGTTCTCTGACCATTTGTCCAAATACTTTTTAGAGTATTTATTAGAACACTGACCTATACATTGGTGGTGGTAGATCACGATTCAACATATAGGTCAATCGATTCAGGTCTTTATCTTGTCTTTTTTCTCTTGGTGATTTTTTTCTTCTTTCAACTCTTTCTTGTTCATAATCTTTTGAATATCCACTACCAGAATCTTCTTGAAACTGTGAAAAGGTTTTCATTTTTTATTGTTATTTAGAAAATTGGCATAAGAAAATACCCTACGATTCACCAACTTGTACATACCAAATTCATTAGTCATCACATATCCTTCAGCATCAATTCGGTCGTGATTAATATAAGCATCAGGTCCATCGTTGCGGCACAAATGGAGACAATCCTCCTTAATCGACTTGATCAATTTCCAATATGCAATCAGACGATAATCACAATCAAATCCATCATCCTCAATTGGACGATTCTCACGGATACATGCATTCAATTGCTTCTTAATCTGAACTGCTTCCTTATCAGAAACAAAAGGAACACAATGCGCCATTTGTTTGGCAAACTTACAGACCTCTTCAACATCAGCGAAGGACTCTTGACCGTGCATGATGTATGCTTTTGGTTGAACGAATTTCACCGTGTCGGTATCATTCCAGATGCTACGATCAGGGAATGCCTGAGCATCACGAAGATCACTTTTAGCATAATAACAAGTGTGCGGAGCGATGATAATCTTCTGAGAAACTACCTCTGGAAACTGGTAAGTGATGGTGTTGGGAGTGTATTCAGTCTCACCACCAAATCCAATAAAATCACCCTGATAAACGGTGTCTGTACGAGGTAGATAATCAAAACACAAATGAAGGATATCGGCAACGTTACCTTCATGATTCCGATCAATCTCTTCATGAGTATGATTGATCTTAATTTTGACCTTATTAAAAACTGATTTGGTTCCTACAAAAAAGTTACCATTGGCAGGATTGGTTCCCCAGACAATAGCAGGAGCACCATCAATCTTGACACTCAGGTTGCCAGGATTCACGAACCAATCCAGAACGGAAAGGTCTCCCGTCAGGATGGTATCTTCGGGGTGCTCAAGGTGGGTGTTTTTCATCAGGGTTGTTTGCTTATGAACCTAGTATGGCGTGGATTGGAGGAAACCGCAAGGAGGTGTGTGCCAGTTCCTCAACTGGCACAGTTCAGGTACGGTTAACCGTTCACCACACCAAACACTACAGATCTACGATTGTGGTGAGGAGAGGATTCGTCCACAAACGGATTGCCACGAAAATCGGTGTAATCTACGTGCTGCTCAGGATTGAACTCCATAGTATCAGCATTTCCACCTTGGTCGTAATAACCACGACCCTCACTGTGGACAACTACTTCAACGATGGCATCCTGATCCTCAAAGGTGGACATCCATTCAATCATTTGGCGAACGGTCATTGTCATTAGGGGGGTTCCTCTTAACTGAATCAATTGTAAGGGGTCAGGAGGGGGTCTGGGGGGAACCGTGTGCCAGTTCTCAAAGTGGCATAATTATAAATCAGGATTCAGAACTTACCTCCCAGATTGTGACGAATACGATTGATTGTTACAGATGCAAGGTGTCCATCATCGTATCCAGTTCCAATCTCCTCTACAACTTCACGAAGAGTAGAACGAATTTGAGAGAAGTCAGTCATTTCAACCTCCAATAGCACCAGTCAATACACTATCAACACCATCCTTCCAACCATCATCATAACCTTCTCGATACTCAATTTCCATAACCTTAGCAGCAAACCTCATAGCAACCTCACGGATAGTAATAAATTCGTTATTGGTAGTAGCAATCATATCAGGAGACATACCAAATTCAGTTCCATCTCCCCAGAGTTCCATTAGTCGTTGGTCAGTCATCAGTCCTTTGTGTGTATGAGAGTATTATAAGGCATCCCAGACCACTCTGGATGCCTACTGTGCCAGTTCGTCAGGTGTCCTCGTCGTTCAAAATATTGATGAGTTCTTCAGTAATTTTATCTATCTTTTGACAAATTGCACCGCGACCTTGACCATTCTCCCACAATTTATCAGAAACCCTTTTAAGTTGAGGAAGAATTTTAACTCGGATTAGTTGTTCTTTGGTAATTTGGTTAGTCATTTCAGTTCAGGCGCAGTGCCTCACAGAGAGCGTAAGTGTGCCCCAGAACTGCCTCTGCAATGCTCTTCCGTGCCTCAGCAGCAGCAGCGTAGTCAGCGAAGGTAGTTGTCATCGGTTGATTGCGTATGAGAGTATTGTAGGGCATTCTGCACCCACCAGATGCCCCCCTGTGCCAGTTGTCAGAGTGTCAGTCTTCCATACCAACAAGGTACATTTTAGTTACAAGATGAGCAGTCAAATGTGCAGCAACTTCAGTGTTGACAATACCAAGATGCTCTTGAATTGCCTCAGGAACCATCTCCAGAATCAGTTCCTGAAACCTTTCATCTTCCCTGATGTATGTTGCTACATCATCAGCAAGTGCTTCAGAAAGTTTTGCGTAACTCAGTGCAGAAAGTCCCATTGGTTTTGTTTCTTTATTAGTAGTTTGAATGACGTTAAAGGCCCATTTTTCGTTCTTTTTCTCTGCTCTCAGAGAAAGATTTGCCCAACGATCAATGCTGCTACCATAATACTGATTGATGATGTTGGTAGTACACTGATCGCACTCGGAATCACGGAAACCATATCCACGATACGTCTCATTTGCAGAGATCGTATCATAAATGATCTTCTGTGCAACCACAGGATCAGTATTGGTTGTGATTACTACATAAACAAGAGTATTGACCTCTTCAATGACTGAATCGGGAGTACGATTGTAACACTCCCACTCATTACGATCACACAAGAGTTTGAGGTTGTCATGGTCAAAGGTAATCATTTGTGAACCTCGTAGTAATCGTACTCAAAATCGGCAGGAAGTTGTGCAGTAGCAGCAGCAAGGCAACTTGCGATAACCTTGTACCAGGAACCGTATTCATCGAAGAAGAAGTACCGTTTGGGTGTCATGTTCATGGGTGGTGTTCCCTTGACTACCTTTGTATTATAAGGCATCACAGGGCACTGGTGAAGTGCCCCTGTGCCAGTTTTCAGATTGCCTCAGTAACGCACAACACTTACACCATATCCATTCGGGAAAAAGTATCGTGCAGCAATACCACTGTCAGGATAGTTACTGTGAGGTTCAAAATTAAGATCAGAGAATTTCATATTCAATTTTTATAAGGGGGATTACCAAATCGATCAACCCAAAGTTGATGTGAACGTTGTTTAATTTCCATCAACATATTGTATCTCTGTTTGATTTCAGAATCATCTGAAAGCATGTCAACTTCATAAAAACCCATCAGATCATAGGCATCAATAGCATGATTCAAAATTTGATTCAAAAGATCATGTTCCCGAAATGAAAACTCCATTGTAATTGGTTTTTGATCACAATAGTTAGTCTCATTCAGTTCAACGATTGCGGGATCCAAAGGAAAACCTCCTTGACGACAAATGTAGTATAAGGGATCTTAGTCCTAAACTGATGATCAGTGTGCCACTTAAAAAACTGGCACAATCTCCACTTGAGCACATCCCTGTTCAATGACATGTTTTTCCCACATGCTTGCATCTTCAATTTTATAGAAAGTTGCAACTTGTTTGGATTGACTTTTCTTCTTGTTTTTGATGTAGACGACTTGGTACTTCATGGGGATTTTCAATAAAGATTTCAACTTTCGAATTATCGTTCCAGTGTTTAATTACTCCAGCAATGATGAAACAATTTGTAATCAGATATGATGCGAAGATAAAAGTTCGGATAACAGCAACAGTATCAGACTCTTTATCACACTTGAATGCCTTCTCTCCCAGTGCCTTTGCCCACCATCTCCACAGATTTTGTTTTTTCATTTATCCGATTCTTTCAATAATTTTACATCTTTCCATTGTGAAGGATAAACCAATAAACAAACGTTTCTTGATCGATCATCAAATTTTCTTAGACAAATTGTAATATACTTTTCGGATATAAAATTAACAAAACCAACATGTTGCTTATACCGAACTTCTAAACCCCCATAGAAAGCGGTCATACAAATGCCGCCGTGAGTGGTGTTTGTTTAATCTGCATTGCAGAATATTTTGTTGTATTTTTGATTAGAACTACACTACCAACTGTCGAACTATTGACTGGTGCATAGTAGGCATTTGTTTTTGAGTTGAAAAACCCCCATATGCAGCGAACAGAATCGCCACCGTTATAAACATACTTGCGATGGTCAAGTAACCAAATTGAAGTGATATTTCTTTTGAAACTTTTGAATTCATAACTATATCCTTGAGGTGCTTGATGGGGGAAATCAACAATCTGCAACTGCTCGCAGGTAGTTTGGATTGTATCCTTGTGCAAGATATTCGTTGAGTTTTTGATTACACTCTTCTTTTGTGAGTTTTGTTGCATTTTCATCTATCAACTCCCAACCACCAGTAAACAGTTCTTCAATACGATAAAGTTGTGTCATGTCGTAAATGCCTCCAGGATACCAGACTCATACTCATCAACTAATGCAAACTTCTGTGCATTGACAACTCTCTCCATAATTCGATCAGTATAACGATCATCAAATTGATCTTCAGAAGAAAGAATCTCAAATGCTTCAGTGTCACCTCCTGCAATGAGATTGATGATTCCACCATATTCGGAAGAAGGAAATGGAACCCAGTAGTCAACAATGTAAAGATACTTCATTTCTTGTGTTAAATTACTCCTTGATTTTATTTGAATGTGGCAGATTTGTCAAGTATGAAATTACATGAATTCCATCATGTAATAATCACAGGTAATCTCAAGATCTGCTGCTTTTTTTTCAATTTCAGATGAAATCACCTGTTGAGCAAGTGATCGAGTTTCATGAAGAAACTCTTCTGTTTCAGCGTGATTCATGAAATCTTTAAATGCCTTGATAAACTCAAGAATCTCTTGTTTGTTCATTTAGTGGAAAAATGCGATCTAAAAGGGTTTGGCAATCGGAGTAAAGTTTACTATCAAAAAGAACAGAATGCATCTGATATTTTTGGACTGCTCTGTAAATAATTTTAAGTTCTTCAGTTGTAAAATTCATTCAATCATTTTTAGTCCAAAAAAACATTATTGAATTTATATTATACAGTGGTTAGCAAACGATTGGAGAAGAACTGTACCAGTTCATCAAGTGGCACAATACCCTTATCCCTGAAATACTCTACATATAGGGTTTCTTCTTGCTCTCGTGCCTCAATTTCGTGCCCTTGATACCAATATTCGTAATCTTCCATACATTCTTTACCATAATACATTTTTCCACGTTTCTGGCGGAGAGAACCCACCACCCACTGCCGCAGGTGAGTCAGTTCATGCAAAAGAGTTTTTATATACAACTCTTCCGGCATATGAGTATCGAGTTCAATCAGGAACTCTCGGGGACGATAAGACTCTCCCACATAATCACAGTAACCATAAACTCCTTCACGTTTCAATCCACGATGAAGAATCTCAACCTCAATCTTGTGTCGTGGCAGAAACTTATTCAGAAACCAAGCGGTAATGTCCTCACAGAGGCGTTTAGAATAACCGTATCCAGAAGTCGTAATGTAAGACATGAACCCCAGTGCAAAAACCAAATGAACGAAGAAATGAAGATCAGTTTGTCAGTTGTTGTCATTTTA